GAATTATCTCGTTTAAGTGTGTTACTATTTCCTCTTTTGTTGATGCTTTACTATAATTTACTGTATCAGCAAATAAAACATCTTCGTTTTCAGTTATAAGTACAAACGATTTGTTTAAACTTTCTGTTTTGCCTAGTTGCAAAATTGTTATCTCTTTCATTTTTGTTATATTTTTATGTATAATTGTACGTAACTGCTAAATCTAACAGCGCGCCCGATTTCGTTTAAACTCATATCCTTGTACGGTATTAAGTCGGGTCTGGTCTTGTAATTAAATACGTAACCGATAGCAAACCGTTTATTTAGATTAAACCTTATTTCAGCATTTGCACCGAAACTAGGATAGTATTCCATCCACCTAACATTCAAACCGCCGTCTAAAACTTCTTTACGGCTTATTATAGACGTTTCTAATCCCGCTAAGACATCAAACCTACCAGCTTTTTCAACGTGGCTAAATTGTAGACCTATCGCTCTATATCCGATTAAATCAAATACCTCGATATAACCATTTAACTCCTTGTTCCCAATCCTAGAGCCAGCCTTACCGAAGTAATCCAATCCCGCATCGTGTTTAATAAATTTGTTATCGCTACCGATTAAAGCGATTTTAGGGTCAAAACCAGTACTAGCGAAAAAATAATTTTCTTGTGCGCTTACCATTGTTGCAAATAGTAATGTAAATAATAATGTTCTCATAATATATTGTTGTTTTTTAAATTCATTGCAATATACAACAATTATATTAAATGCTCGTTATCTACTAAAAATTTATTTACCGCCCATGATACCTGCTCTGGTGTAATTTTTTTATTTACGATTGCCATTGCGTTAATTTGACCGTTTAAGTAATTACCGAAGTTACTATTAGAGCCTATATACAAATCACCTAAACTGCTTTCCATAGCTACATAATTAGGAAGAATAGTAGCAGTACCTAGATTTGAATTATCTATGTAATTCGTTAATGTTTTAGTGGCTGAATCGTAAGTTGTAGTCAAAACAACCCAGTTATTTAGTGGTATAACATCGTCTGATAAACAGTTAACTTGCGAGGATGTCGAGTTATCAAAGTTTTGCGATAAAAATTTATTATTTGATGAATCTACAGTTGCTCTATATACAGCGTTGCCAGAATTATCTTTTTCATAAATTCGAGGAAAACTGCCTAACGCATCAAACTTCACAAGCGTTATCCATGAGAAATCTATATCACTAATGCCATCTCCAAAATTTAAAGAAGAATCATTATTTACTATTACTCTTGAAGAAATACCATTAAAGTCAGCGGCGTTACCTATTAATCCTGAAATATAACTTATAGATGTTGCTATTCCATTGTTACTACCTATACTATCGTTAGTATTGCTATCAAAATTCCAATAACTAATAAAATCACTAATAGGTATAGGTCTTAATATATCTTGCCCCTCCTGATAAAACCCACTGTTAGCAAAATCCAATATCTCAGGCGACTTGTGACGCTCTTTAGCCGTTACGGTTATGTTATAGCCGTTCAAATCACTAGCGCCGCCACCGCTTGAAGTTGCTGCGTTAGTTAATCGGCAGCCGTTAAAAGCTCCCATTAATCTATATTGTCCGTTATAGCCTAAAGTGATTAACCCTATTTCTATACCGCTAAGCTTTCTAAGCTCGTTTGCATCCTCCACACTTTGAATCGGTAAAGTTCCGCTAAAAGTTTGCGACCATTCGCCTAACTCCTGACCTCTGTCCTCGCTAAAAGTTCCGTTTCTTACTTCGTACCTATAAACTTGCGTTAAGGGATAACTAATAACGCTTAACCCGTATCGCCCCGTTTGTTGTTCTGCTACGGTTGGGCTATAATTAAATAGAAACACCGCCTTAACGCCTCCAAAATTATCCTTAAATGGTTCTTTTCTACCTCTAGATATCTTCATAATACCATTTTTTTGTTGTGGTATCAGGAAGATAAAAACCACCTACTATATTAACGTCTCTTTGTGGTTTCTGATCGTAGTCGTTAGGCTGACTATCTCTATACTCAGGTATTTCGTTACCCTTATCACATAGGTACTTATTAAGGCGTTCTATCCACACGTCCGCCCTTGCCTCGTAGTTAGTAGCTAAGAATCTAACTTCATCAACGGGAGCGCTTTCGCTATTGTTCGGCGTCGCTTTGTATATACCTGAATCTTGTACGTTATATTGACCCATTAAAACATATTCAGCAAATACGGCAGCGTATAATATCGCTTTTAAATATTCGGTGTGAATCGTTAAGTAATGACCCGTTAAAGGTGTACCCGCTAAAATATCCGCCGCAATTTTATCGTATAAAGCCGTTCCTAAAACGTCTTCAATTAGAAAACGTTGCTTTTCATATATTAAAAAAGTATATCGATCTTTATCGACATTGCCGCCAATAGGGGTATTTTTAACTAATTCGGCTGGGGTTATAAATAATGCTTGATTGCTCATGTTAACTTGGTTTAACCGTTATACGCCCAAAAATTATTACTAGGGCTTGCAATTTGTGCAACCTCTTTCGGGTTCTTTGGCAGCCTTACCGCCGCTCTATCGCTTGGTTCTAGTTCTAAAATGCGTCGTTGCGCCTCGTTTACTCCTATCTTTTTATTGTTACGTCTTAGATATATTTGACGTTGCCAAAAATGTTTGCATCGTTTTCCACCTTTGTATAAAAATATATCATACGTGTCAGCTCCATTAGGGCCCATTCCCGCCTGAATAACTCTTTGACTAGCCGCGTCTATATCTTCTTTTCGGTAAACCTTGTTAGCGGACATCATGTCTTTACAGAATTGCCTTTGTGGGCTTGTATTACCCTTGTAAACGTAACGAACTTTAAAAAGTGAATTATCTTGCTCGCTCTTGTTTCGCGGCGTGCTTGGTAACGCTGCTAATTGCAAGGCTGCATCCTCTACGGGTACGCCTTTGATCTGCTCGCCGCTAATCAATTCCCACTCTTCCGCGTTCGGCTCGTCCTCGCCTAAATCTATTAGATACTGGCTCGGGTTCGGTTCGTCTTGACTTAATTCCGTTTCGGCTTGCTGCTCCTCTTGTTCTTCTTGCTCCTCCTCGTTAATAGGCTTAAAGTATAAATTCAAGTTAATTCCAGCCGCTTGTAATACTGGATCGAAAAAGTCTAGTAAAAAGTACTGAATAGGGTTTATAACCATATCCATAGTCAGCTTTAAAGCGGTGTCTAATTCGTCGGCGTTATTACCTAAGCCCGTATTATTTTTAATACCGAATAACATCGGACTAACTACACGATGTGAACGCATTAGTTTTTCTTCCGCCTCTTTATTAATCGTTTCCCATTGCTTGTGTGAGGCGTTTTCTACTATTGGCTCTATCGTAGTAGCTGCGTCCTTTCCGTTATTGAATTGGATTACCATTTTACCCGCGTTTGAGCTGCCAGTTAATTGCGCTTTTAATTTTCGCTTAACCTCTTGCCTTTCTTCTTCCGTCGGCGGCACGCCATTATTCATATTCACGATGTAACCAAAACTAAAACCATTTTTAATGTGGTTTATGTAGTAGTTAGATATCTCCTCCTCCATTTCGGCATATTGCAAGCCGCTTTGATACTTAGGTAGTGAATAGTAATTTGTTTCCGTCTCACAATCGTTAATATAAACGATGCTTATTTCGGCTTTGGTCTCAGGCGTCCACTTCTCGAAATATTGCGGCTCAAATTCTGCTTTTCTATAATCTTTCCAACTTGTGCAATACCAATAACCCTCTACCTCGCCGTCCTCATTTGCTTTCTGAGGTGCTAACGTTTGAATCGGTATGTGCTTAATCTTTGCTGGCTCGTTTCCGCCTTTGTTTTGTATGACCTGAAAAGCGGCATTGCCTTGCAGCGTATATTCGTCCGTTATTTTTCTTAGGTCTTTTTTATCTAGTATTGAAACTAATTTAGCCCATTGTAAAGGTTTTCTACTCGCGTCCTTTGCTGATAGCCCTTTTCCGAAAATAAGTGATCTATAAGTGTCTATTATAGCGGAATTGGTCGGGCTACCTATGTATCTATTGCGTACATACTCGAAATAGTCATTATTCTTTCCGTTTAGTACCCATTCCTTATTCTTTACCTCCTCAATTACTGGCTTAACGTAATTATTAAGCTGAATTATACTAGGTTGGTTGCTGAATTTCTTTTCTTCTGCCATGTTATACTAACGAAATTAGAGCGGTTTTTGTTTTATTAAAGCGTTATAACATTACCGTTAACGGGATTAATCACATAATCGTTAAGGTCGGCTTGATCGGTCGCGTATAACTTTGATTTGTAAATATCGCCGCAATCTAGTTCGTACTGTTTACCCTCTTCCGCTATGAAAGGGAATTGAACCGTTAAGTAACCGTCCTCGTAACTGTCCGAATCGATATTAATTTGAACGCCGTCAATCTTAAACGTTGTTAAGTCGTCGCGGCTCGGTATAAATGTGATTGTATGAGTCGGATTATTTTCAGGTCTTAAAATTTTCATGCTTAATATTTGTTTATTAACGACAAATAGACTAGTTTTGTTTTAAACCGCCCACCACAAGAAAAGCCGCTAACTCAATGCTAGCGGCTTTCTATTATAAACACCTCCTTTCTATTTACGCGTCAGGGTCAATCGGTGTAGCATCAACTAAAGCAAGTAAAGCTGTTACGCTTG